GGGAGTTTGTGGTGTTCAAGGGGGACTCGAATCGTAAAAACGATTCGGTGGACTCTTGCGCCCACTTGTCTCGCTACTTGCCCAAGGATATTGCGCCTCCGCAAACTGAACAAGAAAAGATGACGGCGGCGTGGGAACTACTCGCACAAAAACAAGAATACGAAAAAATGTTTCCGTACAACCCCGATAAAGACTCGGACGTGTGGAAACGAGATGGTTACGACCGCAGGCCAGAAATCGTGCCAGCCCCAACACACTGGGAAGGGCTGCCAATTTTCCCGAACATAGAGCAACAAATTTACGGAACATAAATGGAAATCACTCCTCTTAGTCTAATCGTCCCAGATTTTTATGTAGGTCCGAACCTACAGGCTGCGGTTAATCAGGCTGCGCAAAGTCCGAGGGCTTCGGTCTGGATCCCGGCGAACTACCCAGGCACTGATACGTACACGAACGCAAGCAACGTGCCCGTCTATGATATGCGTGGGGCCGGTTCTGCTACTTTTGCGACCAGTTTTCCTGTTACTACAGCGGTGACGGTTAGTACAGGCGGGTCTATCACTCCTGTAAGCGGTGGGGTTATTACTGCGAACTCTACCACAGCAAGTATTCCGGGAGAACCAGGACTCACTGCCATACCCGTGACTTCAGGTTTGATGGCCGAGTACCGGATGATTGAAGGGGCTGGTACAACCGTAAAAGATTACTCTGGTAACGGGAATGACGCTACTTTTGCTGCTGGTGGTAACGCTCCAGCATGGGCCGCAGGAAACAGTGGTGGTGTGCGTTTCAATGGTGCGGCAGTTGAATGGATTTCGTGCCCAGCCGCGCTTAACTCCGCGCTGACCATCATGGTTTACATTAACTCGTTCAATGGTTCGTCTGCGACAACCCCCCAATCTATTGTCCAAGGAAACGGGAACGGGTCCTCAAGCAATGCCATCGGTTTGATGCTCTCGCGGGATTGTGGCGGAACAAACGGCTCGGTGGTGTCCTGCCCGTTTGCCAGCCAGTATGTTGCCAGTTATAGCTCTAATGGTTATAAAACTGTTGCGAAAATGACTTTTGATGGTAACGGAGTTCTTGCCTTGACTCTGGGTGCAAGCGATGTTATCTATCTGAACGGCGTTGCCGCTGCTAATAACTGGGCAGCCGCTGCTTCTGCTGGCGGCCAAACTATTGGCAACTACCAAATCGGTGGTGCAAATCAAAACAATGGAAGTTCTACAGGCAGCTTTACGGCGTTCGTTGGAGTTGTGTACTATGCGGTTTTCTGGAACCGCGTATTAAACGCTGCCGAAATAGCGGCTGCTTCTGACTTTATGCGCCGTGCAATGATAACCCGTGGCATACAGCCTACGCTTGGCGGGAACTTCAACACCAACAAGAATTCCTTCGTACTTGACGGGGACTCCATCGCTGCCGGTCCCCTTGGCACCATCACCTTAAACGGCTCTTGGGATATCACTGACACAGGGTTAGGTGGGCAACTCTTAGCAACATCAAGCGGTGCGGCTCAAAGCGCGAGTTTATCAGTTGATCCGATAGTGCGCCCGTTAGCTGAAAGGAACCCTATCGCGATTTGGGCGGGAACTAACGATAACTGCACGACTGCGGCAACCTGCGCTACTTTGGTTGGAAACTTCAAATCGTATTGCCAGAACCGAAAATTGGCTGGGTATAATAAATGTTTTCCCATAACCATGCTTTCTCGGACGGGCGAAGATACTTCCAAAAACCTTCTCAATGCGGAATTACGTTTGCAGTGGCCGACCTTTGCGGATGGTCTCATAGATATGGCGGCTGATACGGCTCTTGGTGCAGACGGGGCATCTGCTAACACCACATTTTTTACCGATGGCACGCACTTAACGACTGCCGCGAAAACGAACGATGTAGTTCCTGTTATCCAACGGGCTATAAATCGCGCTTATGGAGCCAAAGATTTCTCTAATGCCACTGTTTATTCCAGTGCCGCTGCCGCCGCCGCCTCCACAACGGCGGTGACGCAATCAGGAAGCACCGTCACAGTCACTTTTTCAGCGACTCCCGCCAACTGTCTAGTTGGAAATCAAATCGTAATCTCTGGTGTCACTCCGACTGGTTATAACAGTACGGCGGCGAACGGCGCAGGTAACGGCTCCTTTGCCATTCTTACCAGTACCGCTACGCAGATCACTTACACCGATTTTACGACCGGCTTAGGAAATGCCACTATACAGGGCACTGGGGTCTGTTCGCAAATGCAAGACGCGGATCAATACTCCATTCTAAATTTTGGTGCGGGAAACTTCACTCTCCAAACCTGCGTTGGTTTCACCGGGCAAAATATCTACATTCGCAATATCAATGGCACGGCGTCTACGCTTGTTCCGTTTGGTAGCGAAACAATTACTGGGGCGGGCGCAACTCCGACCACATTGGCCGCTAACACCACTGCGATCCTCCAGAGCCAACTCGTCAGTAGTTCGGCGGCTGGATGCAACTGGGTCAGACTACAATAAGTTCTTAACTTTAGCGTCAAACTAAATCATTTTCTAAATTAGGAGAAAATATGGGTTTATCGCCTTTCGTGCTCTACGGCTTGATGGGTTGTCCGCACTGCTCAGATGCCGAGACATACTTGAAAAAAGCAGGTGTGCCTTATCTGATTAATGTAGCGAACGAGGATCCAATCGCGGATGAAGGAATCAAGAAACTCACAGGCAAGGATGCCGCTGAGTATCCAGTTCTTTTATATAAGCTCACAAAACAGATTGTGGTTGGGTATAAACCGGAGGAGTATGAGCACCTTGTTCGAGCTTTTTTTACTTTCGTTGGCAGCAGCACACCTAACACATTTGGTGGTCAACAGCCAGATATCCCTCAAGCTACGCAGCAAGTTAAAGTTGCCTAAACTGCTCGAAGAACTACTCTCCTGCCCTGTTTGTACCGGGTTTTGGGTGGCTACTATTTTTGCTCGTTTCCGCCCAATCGAAACACTTGCGATAGGGTTCCTTGGTTCAGTTCTGTACGAGGCAAAAGAAAAATTTTTGCCGTGCAAGCAGTGTACGAACACTGTCAAAGCGTCCGAATGGAAAATTTCGTAACAAAGAGGACGCCAAGTGGAAATAGCTGCTTTAAGTCTGATTATACCAGGCGGTAACCCGCACACTACAATTCAGGCGGCTATCAATGTGGCGGCTGCGTCTCCCGGCGCTGCCGTTTGGATTCCATCGTCTTATACAGGGGCAGATACGTACGTAAACCCCACCAACCTACCCGTTTTTGATCTTAGGGGAGCAGGCACTATAAGTTTCCCATCATCAGTCACTTCTTTGGTGAGTCCTATCACATCTCCGAGTCCAACAAACTTTGATGTGAATCTGGGGTTTAAGGGGCCGAATCCGTACGTCGATGTCACTCGATACGGGGTGCGGGCTCTTAATCCCGTGACTACGCCTGTAGCGGTGGGGTTGACCGCCACTATGAATTCGGGATCCGCAGGAGCGACAATCTCCAGCGCCAGTAGTTTTGTTAATGGTGATGGGGTTGTGGTTTACGGAGCGGGCGCGCCTCACTCGATGACCACCCCAACCGGAGTGACAGTTACTCCAAGTGTGGCATCGGCGGGAACCGGCACAGGGTTAGTGATAAACGCTCCCACGGGATCCACAACCTACAATTACCAAGTTATCGCCCGTGACAAGAACGGCGGCCTGACTGCGGCTAGTACGGTTGCCACTACGACTACAGGGGCTGCTTCTCTAGGTCGCCAGTCCGTAAATATCTCAACACTGGCACGTTCCGGAAATGTGACAACGGTTGTAACATCCTCTGCTCATGGGTTGTCCGTTGGGTCGATGGTCTATATTTCTACGACTTCGGACGACATTGATTTTGGGGGATGGTTTGTTGTTGCGACGACCGCAGATAACACGCACTTCACTCTTCTCAGCGGCCAAGATACGAACAATGGGGCGGTCACTTCTGCGACAGGTGGCACAGCCGTTTGGTTCAACTCAAATCACATTACTTGGTCGCAAGTCACGGGCGCGTTTCAGTACCACATTTATGGTCGAACTGGTGGCAGCTTAACTTGGATTGGGTGTAGTCGTCCGAGCGGAACCAACTTAGTTGATCTAACCTTTGATGATTTTGGTTCTCCGATGATGGACGGTTTTAAGCAACCCGGCCTGATTCCTAGCGCCCCGCCTGTGGTGGCTACCAGTGATAGCTTGGTGACCACAATTACCTCGGGTGCGGGAACCACTTCCCTCACACTGGCAAACACCGCTTCCACAACTGTTTCAGGGGCGACTATACGGTTTGATAATGCCCCGAATATTCTGGCCGCTGCAAACGTAGCGGCGAACTTAAATGGGCTGCTTCATTTTCCGGTAGCTGCCACAGGGCAGTACCCCGTCAATTCATATCTTACACTCCCCAGTAAGTTAGCTATGTCGTTTACTACAGGCCTGTATTTAAACGACACCGTAGAAGTGGGTTTTGGTTCAAGTTGGTATGGCGATGTCATTCCGCAAGGCATAAATCCGCCATCTTTTTCGCAAAACGGCTGGCCGACTATTGGAATTTCGGAAGCCAATCCAGGAGTATATGTTCCTGCTGGAAAAATTACTTATTGGAAAGGCTTGGAATTTTTGGGTCAGGGACTAACCAACGGAAGTTTGTTGGTATTTGCGGACCAAGTGAGCCCGATCACATTCGAAGATGTAAACTTTCTCTCTAGCACAAGCAATACCGACTACATGGGTATTGGTTTGATTCTGAGAGGAGACGCCGTAGGTGCCGGGAATTCATCGTACGTTAACCTGTTCAGAAATGTTCTATTTTCTGGGGGGCCTACTCAATCAAACGGGGCTACCGCAACCCCGTATATGTATTGCAACGGGTGCGGGCTTACATCGTTTTTAAGATTAAACCTAAGTGTTCGAGGAATTTTCTTTCGTCCTGTCGGTGCGGGAGGAGACCTAGAGATTAATACGGGCCGCCAACAAGGTGGCTTGATGCCCACGGTTATGTATTTCAATAACTCGGGAAACTCATCCATCACTTCAAACGCAATCCGGCATTTCGAGCAGGACACGACCGCGCATCCCATTTTTGCGAATATGTCCGGGGCTGCTTCACTTTTGCTTTTAGAGGGTGCTGGGTATCCCGGTCTGGTTAGCGGGGCTAATTCAGGCTTAGTTACTGGATTGCCCGTGCCGACTATCGCAGCAGTGAATGTTATTCCGAGCAGTTTTACCGGGCAAAATGTTCGAACTGATGCGTCTTTGTTTGGTAAGGCTATTGACGGAGTTATCAATCCTACGGTATCAGGATCGTATTCCAGTCACGAATTTAATTGTGGAGTAAGAGTCGGGCAAGCCTACTCCATCTTTGCAACTGCCGCACCTCCCGCCGCACCAACGGCAGTTGTCAGTGCAGGTGGTAGCGTTTCCATTGGAACTCATACGTACCAAGTTGTTCCTGTATGGGCGAATGGAGCGGAAGGCGCGGTTTCACTTCCATCCAATTCGGTGACCACCTCCTCTGGGCAACAAACAGTCACGGTCACATGGTCTGCGGTTGCCGGAAGTCCGAAAGGGTATGACGTATACCAAGACGGGCAGCTTGTATCACTAGGTGCTGGAAATTGTTCTACGATTCCGCAATATACCGGAACTAGCGCAGTAATCACATCTTTTGTGTGCGGATCCGCAACTACAGTTCAAGCGGGAGGCCCAACTATCCTTAACGCAAATGGCCTTTTCGCACCTGCTCTCGCGCTATCTTCGGTTTTGTTTGCCAACCTAGGAACACCAGCCAACGGAACTGTTTACTATTGCTCAGATTGCAATATTGCAAATCCTTGTACTGGAAGTGGAACGGGCGCAATCGCCAAAAGATTGGCCGGGGTGTGGGTATGCAACTAGCATCGGAATGGAAAGTTTCGTAAATGGCTCCTATCACACCTGATGCGGTGAACCCGCAAGGTAAAATTGATATCGCACAGGTCCATAGTGCTTGGGATGTGGAGAACGCGGCTGCGCTTCAGATTTGTGTTCAGGATGCAGTGACCACCGAAGCATGGCTCCAGAATAATTATTGGTCCCTACGTTGGCGTGAAGCTGACGCCCTATATCAAAGCCCTCCGGGAATTATAATGTGGGAAGGCACCACAATGCCACGTTCGAATGTGAACAGGTTTGTGGTAGCCGAAGTGGTGAACTCGATTCACCCCCAGATTATGAATGGCTTGTTTTACGAAACACCGCCTTTCATTCTGCGCCCGCGTCCGAACCAGGACCAGAATACGAACCGAGCGATTTCCTCTCTGCTCTCGATCGAGCTAGACGAGATGGAGATGCGCCAAGAAGTGGATTGGGGGCTTTTCTCTGCGCTGAATTTTGGTACGGGCATTTGGAAATGGGGTTTCAAAAGCTACTCCAAGCAGGTTCCCAAGTACGAGCCTCTGGCCCAACCGGTCACGGTTCAATCCGGCTTGAAGGGCGTGGATCCAACCGTTATCGAAACCGAAGAATCCTTGATGTACAAAAAGGTCATGGTGGATAAACAAATCCACACACCGACCTTCGAGTTCAAAGACTCTCGTTTCATCTTGCCCGATTCCGGCTGCCAAGTTCCGGACATTCGCAAAGGCAAGTTCGTAATCGACAAGATGTACCTGTCGTACAAAGACCTTGTAAAACTGAAGGACGAAGAGTACGTCTACGAAGACCCAGCTACGCACAAGCAGTCGCTGAGAAAGCGGTACACGCTTCCGAGCGAAGCTGAAATTAAATCTTGGTTCGAGGATCCAAAAGAGAACCCCGTTCATGGCCCGAATAGTGAAGCAACTTCTACGCAGGCGACGGCGTTCGTACATCACGCCAAACCTCGCTTTGAGAAGTCTACCGCCGATCCTCTGGATGAACCGCTGGAAGTTTTGGAGCGGTGGGATAACGACAAGGTAATCACGGTCCTGAATCGTGTGAAGTGCATTCGGAACGAAGGCAACGAATTCCAGTGCATCCCATTCTTGTCCGTAAACTGGTGGAACATTCCGGGTGCTTTCTGGGGCCTCGGCCTCGGGCGCATCATCGGAGTCGAGCAGAGGGTACAGGCCGGTCTCATTAACGCCTGTCTCGACCTTGCCAGCCTCATCGTCAACCCGATGTTTGTCCGTTCACGCGGCGCGAACATTCAGGAACAGCAAATTCGCCAGCGCATCGGTGGCATCATTGCTGTGGACGGTGATACACAGAAGGCTCTAACCCTTCTCGAACAGCCCAACATTCCTGCGGAAGTAGTCGCACAGATCGCCCAGTCCCAACAGCGTGTGGAAATGACTTCCGGCGCGAACGCTCAACTCACGATGGGTGCTTCGCAAACCGGCAAGGCAGGTCCGATGCGTACAGGTACGGGCGCTGCGGGTGTCATCCAAGCCACGATGAACCGCATTGGCGGTTTCGCAGAAGCCTTTGTCCGTCAGGTGTACGAACCACTGCTATATCGTATGCACCAGATGAACAAGGACAAGATGCCGATCGCGTACATCCGGCAAGTGCTGGGTGACAAACTCGGCCCTGAGTTCAAGTTCAAGGCTGGCGACTTCCTCAATGCACCCGCCGAGTTCGAGGTACTCGCCGGTTCACATCTGGCTGCAAAATCCCAGATGGCCCAGTCGCTCTTTATGATGATTCAATTGTTCGAATCACAGCCACTGATGAACCAGTTGAACACCATCAGCCAGAAGAAGGTCAACGTGGAAGAACTCTTCCACATGGTTCACGACATCTCTGGCTGGAAGAACTACTACAACATCATCCAAGACATGACGGATGACGAGATCGAAAGACAGCAAGCCAATAGTCCGCAAGCAATCGCTCAGATGAACATTCAGGCAAAGGGCGACCAGCAGGACAAGCAGTTCCAACAGAAACAAGCGGTCATTGACCAAGAGAACGAAGGTCGCGCCGCCCGCGATATCTTCCGCGTCATTGCGGAGAAATCCGCAGAGCCAGAAGCCCTACTCGGAGCATCCGCGCCAACCGCAGGACTTGGTTCGAACGAATCAGCGTAAAGGATAAACCATGAACGGCGAAGAAGCTGTTATTCGACAGCCTCAACCTAATAACCGGTTCTCGTACAACCAGAACGTAGAACTGACCCCCGAAGAAATGATGGACCTAACCGTGTTCGGAGCAATGCCGGTTGCCAAAACAGTCTACAAGGTCATGGAAAGCGCCATCGTGGATGCCCGTAACGATGCAATGGAGTGCGACCCGTCTCTGAAAGATAAACGAGCATCATTAATGGATATCGCTCACGGGATGGACCAATTTTATAAAAAGGTCCGCAGCAAAATCGAGTTCGCACAAACCGAGCATCTCAGCGATGTTCGCCAAAAAGCTTTACAGGAAGAACTCCAAGACCAAGCCAAAATCGAAGAAATAATCATGCTGAACGTCCAAGGCAAGATTTAGTTGTTCACAATCCGAACTAACCCACAATTAATGGGTAAGGAGAAGTTATGACCGAAGTAGCCACACCACCGAAATCGAAGTATTGGAACGAAGACAAGAAAAAGTTCACCATCACCACCCAGTTCAAGGACAAGAACACAGGCGAAGCTGTGGGTCCTATCCAGTATTTCGAAGCGGATACGCTCGAAGAACTGCTGGAAAAGAAGGATGCCGCGCACGAGAATGCGGCGGTGAAGCTGTACGAGACCCGCAAGGCGAATAAGCTGGGTGTCGTGCTCGAACCGGACAAGGACGAGCCAATCCAGACCTTTGAAGAGCGCCCGTTGACGGCGGATGAGCGCGTAAAACTCACCAAGGCGCTGAGTGACCCCACTACAAGTTTGGAGGCTTTTCGCACACTGTCAGAAGCCGTGTACGGAGCCCCAGCGGAAAAAATTCGTGAGGCACTTCGCCAAGTAGAAATTGACAAACGGGTTGGGCAAATTCAGTTCGCGATTAGCGAATTCAAATCCGCACACCCCGAGTACGTGGAATCGGCAGAGAACAAAGCAAACCTTCTGAAGTACCTTGAGAAGAAGAACTACCCGATTACCAAGAAGAACCTAGAGATTGCTTTCGAAGACTTGCTCAGGGATGAACTCATCCTTGTGCGAGCCCCGAAAGCCCCAGAACCAGTCACGCCGGTAACTCCGGTTGTGACCGCACCCCCTACGGTACCGGAGATCCCGGTAGCGGTGACACCAGCCCCGGCGATCCCGGAAGAGTCTGTGGAAGTGCGAGCACGGCAATCGTCTTCAGGATTGGGACGCAGCAATTCCAGCGCAGCACCTGGCGTTGCTCCACCCAAGGCCGCAGGGATTACCGCCAGGGATATTGTCAAAATGGATTCGAAAACGTACGCCGAGTTTATCTGCGATCCCGAAAATCGCAAACTGGTGGACGCTCTCTACGCCAAAAAGTAAATATCCCGTCTCGTAAACATATTTTCAGGGACGTGAATTATGGCCGGATTCAATCCAGCCTCAAACCTCACTTCGAACCTCCCTCAGTCTCGCGTTATCTACTACTATAAACGCTTCATTGAGAACCTGAAAGCTCAGACCCCGTTCGTCCGTTGCGCGGAACGCCGCGAATTGCCGATGAACTCCGGTAATCAACTTGAGCTTTTCATGTACAATACTTTCGGCGCAAACACCGCACAGGTGGCTGAAGGTACGGTGCCCACGGGCATCTCCGCTTCGGTCGGGACTACGACCGCCACGATTGGTGAGTACGCGGATTACGCGAACTTCTCCAGTCTTTCTCTTGCCACCGCAATCGATCCGGTTGTGGAAAACGTTGGTCGCGAACTTTCGTATCGCCTCGGACAGTCTCTGTCCGCGATCACTCGCGCAGTCGCTGACGGTGCAAACAGCATCGATAGCTCTGTGTCCGTGAAAATCGCTGGTGGTACCTCACTCACGCTTTCCAACATTCGCGCACAGGTCCAGTCTCTGGCTGGCCGTGCAGTTCAGCCGTTCAACGAAGCCGAAGCTCTCATGGCGGGTGTGATCCATCCGTTCGCGGTGGGCGACCTTCTGAACGATAGCTCGAACAATTCCGCAATCGATACCTTGAAGCATACCGTGCCTGGTCTCCAGCGCATGGATGACCTGGTTTCGGTTGACCTTGCCGATACGCTGGAATTTCCGGCGTC